ATGGCTAAGCCAGAACACAAACATTGTCAGTATCTAGTATCTGCGTTTGTCGATCCCTATTCACTTAAACCTGCTCGAAGTAAAGAGGTTCAAAACTTCTGGAAGCTGCAAATCAAATTTGCAAAAACCATCCTTGAAAAGGACCCAGATATAAAATTCTGGGTTTTTCTTAAGCAAAAAGCTCAAAAAGGTAAATATTTGAAGTCTTTAATATGGTTTCTTGGGGACAAGGGTAAGAAATTCCTTTCCGAAAAAAGGATAGAGTACAAGACCTTTTTATTTGACTTTCCCCAACCCAAGCGATATCTTCTGGAAGACGAAAAGGTAGGAGAGTCTCTCAATGACGAGAAAGTCTCGAAACCAACAAGCATTTTAAATTTTTTAAAAAAAGATTATGGGAAGAAGGCCTAAAGCTGAAAAAGAAGAATCATCAGGAGCTACAATAAATAGAGTTCTTTCAGATTTCTTAAATGATAAAGAAAACGCAGATAAGCATCACAACTTCGAAGAAGAGGTAGATTACAAAGTCTCGACAGGAAGTCTAATGCTAGACATCGCTACTGGAGGAGGACTTGGCCCGGGCTTACATAGGTTCTGTGGGATTAACGAAGGAGGCAAAACTTCTGAGGCGCTTGAAGTTTGCAGAAATTTTCTATCTTCTGTCCCCAATAGTAGGGCTATGCTTGTCAAAGCAGAAGGCCGGTTGTCTCCAGAAATGAAGCAGAGATGTGGAGTTGATTTTGTTAACGACCCAAGCGAATGGAAGAATGGCAATTGTTTTGTCTTCGAATCAAATATTTACGAGACTGTTTTTGAGTTAATGAAGAAGCTGGTCGTCAGCAACCATGAAGACGTTAAGTATCTTTTTATAATTGATTCAGTTGATGGCCTAATAACTTTAAAAAGCCAAGACACTCCTTTCGACAAAGCTGACCAAGTAGCAAGTGGAGCGACGATCGCATCGGTCTTTTTGAAAAAAGTAGCAAACCAACTTGCAAGAAGAGGCCACATGGCTGTATTTATTAGTCAAGTGAGAGCTAAGATTGAAATCCAAGGAAAAATAACGCAAACGACTACTTCCGCTACCGGAGGGAACGCTTTGCTTCATTTCGCAAACTGGATTCTTGAATTCGAAAGGCCTTGGCAGAAAGATTTAATTAAAGAAAAAGAGAAAGAGCCAGCTAATAAAGATACTAATAAAATATTAGGCCACTGGGTTAGAGTAAAAGTTAAAAAGTCTCCTAACGAAATGACAGACTATACTCTACAGTACCCAGTTAAAAGAGGAAGAAAAAACAGGAGTAGTATATGGCTGGAAAAAGAAGTAACAGACCAAATGGTCTCTTGGGGCTTCGTTAAAAAAGGCGGAGCTTGGTATACCGCTTCTCAAGACTTGATTAATAAAATGACAGAAAACGGCATAGATTTCCCCGAAAAGATACACGGAGAAAATAAGTTGTTTGAATATCTGGAGAATAACCCAGAAGTCGTAAATATTCTTTTAGAAATGTTCAAGAACCTTTTGTCTTCAATCCAAAATGAAATTGACGAATGAGACTCTTGAACGTAAATGGTCGCCTAGTTAACAAAAATGTACAAAAACATAGAATTAAGTGGGACGACAAGTCAGCTTCTAAGGTACAATTTAGAGCGAAACAATTTTTTAAAGAATACTGGAAGAGCCATGTAGTCTACGAAGAGTTCCCAGTTTACGGGACTAGGCTTAGGGTAGACTTGATTAACTTCACTAAAAAGATAGCAATAGAAGTTCATGGCCAGCAGCATTTTAAATTTAATAAATTTTTTCATTCAAACTCAAGAATTAAGTTTTTTCAATCAATGAAAAGGGATTGGGAAAAAACGGAATGGCTTGAATTAAATGATATAAAGTTAGTAGAATTAGAGGAAAAAGACGTAGATCAATTATCTATCGACTTTTTAGAAGATAAGTTCAATGTGTTTATAGTGTAATTATTTGTATGAGTGAAAAGTTCAAATTCCCAAAGTCTCTGTTGGATCAAATCAACGAGTGCTCTAACGGAGGTTTTCTGCTGTTCAATTATAACTCCAATGGGACGCCCGAAGTTTATTTCACTTCTGACTCAGATATGCATACATTAGCATTGATCTCTCATGCTGAAGGCTACATTAAAGCTTGTAAAATTCAACATGAAGAAATAGCAATGGGATCGATTCAAGAATCATTTAGCGAGGATGAGCCTCCCGAAGAAGAGTCTTGGAGAGACGACGTAGAAGAGTAAAGTAATGTCTGATACATATTCGCTCCCGGTAGAGCGACTAGTTTTAAGTGGATTAATGAAGTTTCCGAATTTATTTTCGGAAATAGATCACGTCATAACCGAAAATGATTTTTTCGAAAGCAAGAATTATGTAATTTATAACGTAATTAGGGACCTTCGTATTAAAGACGATAAAGTCGACAAGACTATCATAGCCCATAAAATTCATAATATGGGTATATCTTTTGTTGGGGAAATTGATATCCACAACTATATAGAAAACATTTCTTATATTTCTGCTACAGAAAAAGCTTCCTTAAATGCCGCTCAGGAATTAGTTAAGCTGAGAATCCGGCGAGAGATTATAGAATCCGCTAACAACTTGTCTACATTCGTTAAAAAGAATGGAGATAAGCAAATAGATGAAATAGTTGCCGAAGCAGACAGAATTTATAACGATAACATATCTCTCTATGATATAGAAGATGCCCCAAAAAATCTTTTTGAGGACATGCAAGAGATAGTTGAGGACTTAGGAGAGAATCCAAATAATGATACAGGGCTGTTGACCCCTTATACAACTTTCAACACAATGTTTGGAGGGCTTAGGGGAGCAAACCTATACGCCATAGCTTCTCGACCGGGTCAAGGTAAGACGACTTTCTTAAATGACATAGCTTATAAGACTATGTTAAGGAACGATACTCCTTGTTTAATACTCGATACAGAAATGAGCACTTTGGAAATTCAGTTAAGAATGGTTTCAAATATGACGGGGGTTCCTTTGTGGTATATTGAAACAGGTAATTGGAGGAGAAATGAGGATATGGTTTCTAAAGTTAGGGCAGCTTGGAGCACTATTAAAAACAGGCCATACTATCATAAGCATGTAGCTAATAAAAATGTAGATCAAATAGCTTCAATTATAAGAAGATGGCATCTTTCTAAAGTAGGCAGAGAAAAGAAGTGTCTAATATGCTACGACTATGTTAAACTAACTGGAGAAAAGATGGGGCAGAATTGGGCCGAGCATCAAGCCATAGGAGACAAGGTAGACAAACTCAAAAGAGTATCAGAAGAAACCAAATCTCCTATTTTTACCGCAGTTCAATTAAATAGATCTGGAGAAAACCAAGGCAGAAGGGGTAACGACGTTACAGATGATAGCTCCGCTATATCCCTCTCCGATAGATTGCAGTGGTTTGCAAGTTTTGTGGCTATATTCAGAAGGAAGACTCAAGATGAGATGGCTCAAGATGGCCAAGCTTACGGAACTCATAAGCTAATACCTTTAAAAACAAGATATCAAGGAAGAGACGCTACAGGCCATCAAGACTTAGTCAGACGAAGGAATGAGGACGGTTCTGACGGGCCTTGGGCAATAAACTACTTGAACTTCAACGTAGAGAACTTTAACCTTACTGACAGAGGATCGCTTAGAGATGTCGTTAATAACGCTATTCCGAATGATCACGAACAAGTAGGACAAGAAAATAACGAAGTGGAAGAGCTGTTAGAATAATGCAAGACCTCGAAAAGATATTAACCGACTTAGGATACACAAACCTTTTAGACAGGGGCAACGAGTACCGCACTAATGCTGTCTATAGAGGTGGAGACAATAATAGCTCTCTTTGTATAAGCAAGTCAGACGGAAGATGGTACGATTTTAAAGAGAGGATAGGTGGTAGGTTAGAGGAGTTAGTAAAAGTTACTTTAAACATCAACTCTAACGAAGCTAAAAAAATCTTAGCAGATAAGAATCTGTCATCGCCCATAACTACGATAAAAAGGTCTCCTGACTCAAAGGATAAAGTTAAGATTTTCAAAAAAGAGCAGTTAGACCATCTTATAAAAGACCATTCTTATTGGGTAAACAGAGGTATTAGCCCGGAAACAATTAACGTTTTTCAAGGGGGAATATCTTTAAATGGGAAAATGAAAAATAGATATGTTTTCCCCGTGTTTAATAAACATCAGCAACTAATAGGAATCACAGGAAGAACTTTTGCTCCAGAAGACACAAGAGTAAAATGGAAACATATTGGGATAAAGTCAAATTGGATTTACCCTCTACAATTCAATCATGATATTTTAGTTAAACTAAAGAAAGTTATACTAATTGAAAGCGTCGGAGATATGCTTTCTCTTTGGAATGCGGGGGTAAAAAATACTATAGTTCTTTTCGGTTTAGATGCCAGTATATCTGTTTTAAATACGTTAATAAAGCTAAACCCTACTGAAATAAAAATATCTTTAAATAATGACGAAAGTCAAGCAGGTAATAAAGCTGCCACTAAACTGAAAAAAAGACTAGATAAATACTTTTCTTTTAATCAATCGAAAGTCTTTCTACCTCCTAAAAACGATTTTGGAGAAATGAGCACTAAGGAAATCCAAGAGTTTTTTGAAACTCGTTAAACTATGCCTAAAAAAAGTAAAACCCTCTCCGCTTCTAGAATTAAAACCCTGCAAGGCTGTTCTTGGCTATATTGGGCTAAGTATCATCTAAAATTGCCTGACAAGACTAATACAGGGGCATTAAGAGGCACTATATGTCACTTAGTCTTGGAAATGATCCTCAATAAAATGAGGATGAAGCATTATGATGAGATAGTCTTAGCTGGCACAATAAAAGCCTGCCCGTCTGTATACAGACTAGTCAAAAAGCATGCTAAGGCTTTAGGGGAAAAGCATGGTTTTGATCTTTTAGACTCTGAACATATGGACTTAATGGATAAAATGATAGTTAATGCTTTTAACTATGACTTTTTCGGTCAAGGACATAAGAGCATCAAAGGGGAAGAAGAGTTTTTATTAGAAAATAAAGATCCAGAATATAGAGTATTAGGATATATAGATAAATCTATCGAATTTAAAAATAACAAATTTAAAATTGTAGACTACAAGAGTTCTAAAAGTAAATTTACAGAAAAGGAATTAGAAACGAATTTGCAGGCAATGATATATTCGCTAGCAAATAAAAAGAAGAATAAGAAAGCTAAGAGTTTGGTAGAGTTCCTTTTTTTAAAGTTCGCTAGAGCCGCTTCTCAAACTGTAGAGTTCTCGGATGAGGAGCTCCTTGGGCTTGAGTATTACTTAGCTGAAGTTTATAAATTAATAAACAATTTCACAGAACAAGAAGCTAAAAACAATTTTGCAGCCCACCAGCCTCATCCTAAAAGAGGAGAAGGGTTCAAAGGCCCATTAATGTGCGGTTTTGCCAAGCATCCCGGTCAACTAAAGAAAGACGGAAATCCAATGTGGCATTGCGCCTACAAGTTCCCTTTCGAATATTATGTCTTGACCGAAGAGGAATCTGGTGATATATTGAAATCGTCTCTTGAGTTAGCCGATTTACCTTCTGCCGAAGAAGGTCAAGCGGTCGAAAAGAGGAATTACGCCGGTTGCCCGTGCCATAAAAGCGTTAGCACGGAAAACTCGGATAAAGATTTCGATATCTTTTTTTAGAATGTTACCTATTTTTAAATCTCACTATAGCGTTGGAAGAAGTATTTTAACGCTAGAAGACAAAGACGAATTAGAGTCGACAAGCCCAGACTCAATTATTTCTATTTGCTTAAATCATAAAATAAAAAAACCTTTATTGGTAGAAGACGGTATGGGAGGGTTTCTTGAGGCTTATACGAATTTCACTAAACATAAAATTAATTTCATTTTTGGCTTAAGAGTTACTGTATGCGATGACCTATCCAAAAAAGATGAAGAATCTAGATTATCTGAATCAAAAGTTATAGTCTTTATGAAAAACTCTAAAGGTTATGAGAAATTAATTAGATTATATTCGACTGCCGCAAAAGATGGTTTTTACTATTACCCTAGAACAGATTATAAAAGCCTAGAAAAAGAGTGGGGTGATGATCTACAGTTATGCATCCCTTTTTACGATTCTTATATTTATAACAATTCTTTTACGAACAATATTTGTTACCCTAAGTTCAACTTCACCAAGCCAACTTATTTTTTAGAAGATAACAATTTGATTCTAGACCATATAACTAAAGAAAAAGTGCTTTCCTTGAAAGAGAAAACGCAAAAAGTAAAAAGCATTTACTACTATAAAAACTCCGATTTTAAATCTTACCTTACGTTTAGATGCATCAACAACCGCAGCACTTTAGATAAGCCAGAGCTTCTATATATGAGCTCTGATAAGTTTTCTTTTGAGTCTTGGGAAGAAGGAAAGGATCAGGAAAATGGATGAGCATTTAATAAGGTTTCAAGATAAGAAGAACGTCTTTATTGATTTAGAGACTTTTAATCTTTGTTTAAACTTCCAACACAATCGTCCTTGGCAGGTCGCGATGATAAAGACGGAGAAAGACAAGATTATTGATAAGAGGGATATCTATGTAGATTGGTGGTCAGAAACCAATTTAGATATAAGCGCTGATGCTGCTCGGATAACAAAGTTTAATAAAAATAAAGTCATGTCGAGAGCTGTCTCTTCTCGTGACGCTTTTGCTCAATTGTCTGAGTGGTTAGATGACGCAGACAATATAATTGGCCATAACATTATTGGATTCGACGTTCACTTGATCAAGGAGTGGTACCATTTGCAGAATAAAAGTTGGGATCATCTAGTAGAAAAGTTTATTGATACCAACTGTATCGCTAAAGCCTACAAGCTTAATGAGCCTTTGCCTGAGGGGAAAAGCTTAGTAGAGTTTCAGCACAAAATGCATTATAGAAGAGCTAGAGGAATCAGAACCAACCAAACTTCCCTAGGTAAAGAATTCAAGATAGAGTTTGATTACGAAAATTTGCATGACGCTTTAAAAGATTTAGAGCTTAATATGTTGATCTGGAATCAACTAAAATGGAGGATTGAAATTTGAAACTTTCAGAATTTAAAAAAATAGATTTGCCCTTACATGGGGTCAGGTTGCCCTCGTTTGAAATTGAGGACAAGACAGTATCTTCTAATTTCGATTTTTTAGTTAAGTTATGTTACGATGGGTATGAAGAGAAGCTCAAGAGAGGCGAAATATCTGCTTCTGAACCAGATAAGTACATCGAAAGGATCAAATACGAATTAGATACTTTGAATGAACTTGGATTTACGGATTATATATTATTGATTTGGGATGTTGTAAACTTCTGTAAAAAAAGCGATGTTCCCACTGGCCTAGGACGTGGTTCAGCTGCGGGTAGTATAGTTTTATATCTTATAGGAGTTACAGGATTAGACCCAATAAAGTATAATTTATTCTTCGAAAGATTTGTATCTAAAATTAGAGCTAAGAAACAAATCGTAGATGGAGTAACCTATCTAGATGGAGAGTTAATGTGCGATGTAGATATCGACATTTGCTACTACAAAAGATCTGAGGTTCTAGGATATCTAGAAGAAAAGTTCAAAGGAAAAACCTCAAAGATATTAACGCTTAATACTCTAAGTGGAAAACTTCTAATCAAAGAATGCGGCAAGATCGTAGCCGCAAAAACAGAAGTAGAGATGAACGCTGTATCTAGTATGATTCCCAAGGTTTTTGGAATAGTAAAAGATATCGAAGAAACCTATGAGGAAGTAGATAACTTTAGGGAATGGTGCGAAGAAAATGATGAGGCTTACAAAATCGCCCTTAAACTCAGAAACCTAATAAAGAATAGGGGGGTTCATGCTTCGGGAATACTCTTGTCTTATTCAGAGATGGATAAAAGCTGCCCTACGGAGCTCTCTTCTGATAAATCTACAGTCTCATCGTATGACATGAACTGGGTTTCCCTCTTTAATGTCAAGCTCGACGCTTTAGGGCTTAGAAGCGTCTCTGTCGTAGACGACATCTGCAAACAGGTCGGAATCTCGATATATGATATAGATTTTACGAATCCAGAAATATACCAGCACTTCTACGACTTGAAAGCTAAGCATGGAGTATTCCAAATAGAGGCTGATACAAACTTTAAGGTATGCCAAAAAGTTAGACCTAAGAACTTAGAAGAACTAAGCGCTGTCTTAGCTCTGGGTAGGCCGGGAGCTTTGGCTTTCGTCGACCAGTACGCTAACTTTACAAATAATGATGTTTATGAGCCTATACATCCTTTCTTTGATGATATCTTGTCTACTACAGGAGGGGTTTGCCTTTATCAAGAACAGATGATGCAAATGGCTCACAAGATCGGCTTCACTCTAGATGAGGCTGAAATTCTGAGACGAATAGTTGGCAAAAAGAAGGTGAAAGAGGTTAGGGAATGGAAAAAGAAGATTTCCCAAAAAATTAAAGACAATAAATTAGATACTGAAATAGGTAAAGTTCTCTGGAGCGTATTAGAGGACTCTGCGAACTACTCTTTTAACAAGTCTCATTCAATTTCATATGCAGCATTATCAGCGATAACCGCCTACCTTAAATTTAAATATCCTAAAGAGTTCTTTCTAGCTTTATTAAAGATGACTAGATTTGAGCCTGACCCAATAGCAGAAATAACTAAAATTCAAAAAGAGTTAGATTATTTTAATATAAAGTTACTAAGACCTCATTTAATTAAATCTAAAATGGATTTTAGTATTGAAGGTGAAAACATTAGATTTGGCCTTTTATCTATTAAGGGCATTTCAGATAAGTCGATTGAAAAGTTAAATGATTTTAGAACAGAATTCACAAATAAGTTCGAGATATTTCAATCTGCTTCAGACTGCGGTATAGGATTAGGGATACTTTCCTGCCTTATCCAAGCAGGAGCTTTAGATGGATTTAAGAACTCAAGAACACGGACCGTTCTAGAAGCTCAAATATGGAGCATCTTAACTCAAAGAGAGAAAAAATGGTGTCATAAGCTCAAGGAAGACTATGAATACGATTTGATCAAAATACTTAAACAGCTAAAGACTCACAAAGACGAAAAAGGCAAGCTGGTTATTAAGGAGTCTAGATTCGAAACTATACTTAAAAAACAAAAGCCATACGAAGGTATATACAGGCAGAATAGAAAGAACGAAGAGTTTGCTAACTGGTATTATGAAAATAATTTACTTGGTTATACTTATGGCAAGTCTCTTAAAGACATATTTATGACTAAAGACCCGGGCATTGTGAATATTGCAGAGATGCAAGCTTTGGGTGTGAACGTTAAGGCTAAAATGGTCGCCACTGTTACAGAGAGCAGGCTTAGCAAGTCTAAGAACGGAAACGACTATTTAAGGCTTAATCTAGATGACGAATCAGGCGAATTTACCGTCTTGATCTTTAGCGATAAAATTCAAACCGGATGCAGAGACCTTAATAATGGCGAGATTCCAGAAAAGGGAAGCATAGTGATGGTAAAAGGGTTGACCAAAGAAGACTGCATATTCGCAGATTACATAGTTATCCAAAATTGGAATATTTATATGAAATTAGCCGATCTAAGAGCTTAATTTCCTCTTGACTTCCAAAAAAATACTGATATATTTCATTTCATGGTTAGTTTCTATAAGCCAAACAAGAAAAATTCAGGCGCGGCGTGTTCATTCAGCTGGAGCACTAAGGAAAATACGGTTTTTATTTCAATGATTAAACAGCATTCTTGGAATGATAAAACCAAAAATGGCTCGTTTAAGGAAAATTTTAACAACCCTAAGGCTAAGCTATTTATCAAGCTGAGTCCAACAGAAGTCGCTGAGATTATGAACTCCGCAGAAAGACGTTGTGAATGCTCAGGTTATCATAGTTCCCCAAATCAAATCGTTAAATTCAGCTTTAAACCGGGCTTCACAAGCGATAATGAATTTCGAGGCTTAAGTTTCTCCGCGATGAGGGAATCAAAGGAGGACTCAACCGATAAAACTCAGATCCTAGTTGGTTTTAATGCTGGGGATTTGGTTATGATTAGAGAGTTTCTCAGCAAATGTCTTAGTAAACATTTTGACAATTTGATCAAAGAAAATTTAGAAAAACTTAAAGCAAGAGAAGATAATGGTTCAGCAAATAAAGCTAACCAATATTCTGGCAACAAGGAGCAAAAGGCTCCTCAAGCGGAACCTGAAACTAACAATGCCGACGAAGACGACGAAGAAATCTGGTAGTAAGAAAAAGGTTTTATACCACTCTGATTCATCATTAGTTAAGACGGGCTTTGGCAGAAATGCTAAAGCCCTTCTCTCTTATTTATATAAAACCGGGAAATACGATTTAGTGCAAGTCTGTTGCTCTAGCGTCATGGGAGACCCCATGTTAGAAGCGACTCCTTGGAAATCTATAGGAGCTGTCACTAATAATCCAGAAGAACAAATGAAGCTCAATCAGAATCCAGAAAAAGGGAGGATGGCTGGGTACGGGTCTCAAACCCTTGACGACATTATAGCTCAAGAGAAGCCTGATGTTTATATGGGGGTTCAAGATATTTGGGGGGTAGACTATTCCGTTAAAAAAGAATGGTATAGAAGAATAAGTTCGGTTATTTGGACTACTCTGGATTCTCTACCCATACTTCCTACAGCATACAAAGCCGCTAAAGGGTCGCGTAATTTTTGGGTTTGGAGCAACTTCGCTGAAAAAGAGATGAAAAGGAAAGGAGTGAAAAATGTAGAAACAATGCATGGGTGTTTTGAAACCGACTCTTTTCGGAAGCTACCAGATAAAGAAAGAGCGTCTCTGAGAAAGATGTTCAACATTGAAGAAGACGCTTTTGTTGTAGGTTTTGTTTTTAGGAATCAATTAAGAAAATCCATTCCAAATTTAATAGAAGGGTATAAAAAATTTAAAGAAAGAATTGATAGCAAGCAAAAGACCTATTTGCTTTTACATACTCATTTCTCAGAAGGTTGGAACATTCCCGAACTTGCAAAAGAGTACAATGTGGACATGAAAGAAATCCTTTGTACTTACGTTTGTAAAAAATGCAAAAATTACATGGTTCATTCGTTTTCAGGAGAAGGTAAAGATTGTCCATACTGCAAATCTGAAAAAAGCTTAATCACTGCTAATTTTAACAACGGGGTAACAGAAGAACATTTAAACCATATCTATAATTTGATGGATGTCTATTGTCATCCCTTCACGAGCGGAGGTCAGGAAATGCCAATCCAAGAGGCCAAGCTCGCAGAGCTAATTACTTTAGTGACCAGCTATAGCTGCGGAGAAGAGATGTGTGAGCCAGAGGCAGCATCATTAGCCTTAGACTGGCATGAATACAGGGAACATGGCACCCAATTTAGAAAAGCCTCTACTGATCCATCTTCTATCCAGCATCAGCTTCTTAAAGTGTTCAATATGAAGCCTAATGTGCGAGAAGAGTATGGCGCAAAAGCTAGAAAATGGGTTATTGACAATTTTTCTGTAGAAAGCGTTGGGAAGAAAGTTGAGGAGTTTTTAGATTCTTGCGAAGAAACAGATTACGATTTTAATTTTTCCAGAGAAAGAAAGGCTAATCCTAATGCCCTAATCCCTATTAATGAAAACGATTCTGAGTGGCTAATGTCATTGTATAAATATATACTAGATAGAGACGTTGACCAAACTTACGAAGGCCATCAATACTGGACTACTCAGATGACAGAAGCGAAGGTTCCTAGAAAAGAGATAGAAAATTTCTTCAGGAAAACAGCACTTCAAACTCTAAATGAAAACGAAAGCAAAAAGAAACAGCCTTTTGAGGACCTTCTAGATAAAGATGACGAAGGGAGAAGAATCGCTTTTGTTTTACCTAGAGATTCTCAAGAAATCTTTCTATCCACATCTTTATTACCTTCGTTGCGGAAGCTTTATCCTGACTATCACATTTATTATATTTGTGATCCACGTTATTTTGATATTTTAGATGGTAACCCCTATATTCATAAAACTATTCCTTATATTGCAGATATGAACTCTAGAAATTTAGAAGGATTTTTATTGCATAAAGGTTTTTTTGAAATAGCCTTCTTTCCGGGAGAAGGAATTCTAAGTTCTATGAACTATACCCATAATGATAAAGACATTATAGAATTTGACTTATGCACCTCTTAGAAAACTTAGCTTTAAATTGCGGCTGCAAAATAGATAAGCCTAATATACAACAAGTTTATATTCCTCTGGAATTTAAAAACTATATTACAATAGATAATGGAGACTTAGTAAACGAAAAGTCTTACGATTTTTTTAATGCTGTTGTAAAAATAATCAAACCTTTTTTGGCTCCTTATGGAATAAAAATAGTACAAGTTTCTAAAACTGAAAATTCAAATATAATTCATGGGGTAGATAGAGAATGCTGCGGTACCACTTTCCGCCAAAAAGCTTACCTAGTTTACCATTCTAAATTGCATGTTTGCGTTGACTCTTTTAGTGCTCAAATATCGGGACTTTACGATAAGAAAACAGTTTTTGTCCCTTCTGTTCTATTTAGCGGAAACTCTAAACCTTTTTTCTCTAGTCCTAAAAATTTAAAAGTAGTAGAAACAGATTTAGACATGAAGCCATCTCTTTATACTCCAGAACAAATAAAGAGAATCAATCAAGCTAAACCTGAAGAGATTGCTAAAGCAATTTTAAACTTTTTAGATATACCATTCGAGTTTCCATATGAAACTGTTTTTCTAGGTAATGATATGACTAGGATCGAAATTGATAGCATACCTAATGCTTCATTTCGTTTAAATAGTCAAGAAGCAATAAACTTGAGAGTAGATTATTTTTACAATGAGATGAATATTGTTTCTCAACTTAATTTAAATAAATGTCATATTATAACAAATAAAATTATTCCTATTAATATTTTACAAAATTTTAAACATAAAATAACTAAAATTACTTATATTATAGATGACAATAATGATCCTCAGTTTATTAATACAATCAAACAACTAGGTATTAAAACGGCATTGTTTACCTATGATGAAGAAAAAATTAAAGATTATAAATTAGCTTATATGGACTATGGTACAGTATTGCTGAAAAAAAGATTTTGTTTTGAAAACCTAAAGAACTCTGATTCAAACAAAAACCTAAAAATTGAAGACTTATATTATGTTTCTAATAAAATATTACAAAACGAAGATAAGCTTTATCCCGGTTTTTTAGCTAGCGTTAGAAAAATGGACAGCGAATCTTTAGCCAAAGAGCACCCTAACGACCCAATCAAGCAAATCGTCCTTAAAGCAGAAGATAATGATTTCTTTTGGAGAGATATTTCAAATTTCTGGATATTGAGAAAGACTTGACTTTCTTACCTAATTTGATATACTTAGCATATGGCGGTTAAGAAAAAGTCTACGAAATCTCAGGAAAGCTGTGTCCCTCCTTTTTCCAACTTAGGGGAGAGGAACGATTATGGTCTTCTTTGTAGCGACGGAGTCGAATACAAATACCATGAAGATGGAACAATTAACTGGAGAAAAATGGTCAAAACAGAATATCTTGTTCCTAATAAACAAAGAACAAAAGAAACTGATATCTCTACTCTAGATGATAAAGACCTGCTTATTCTTCTGGGAGGGATAAAAGAGCTGGCACAGATAAGAGGTTTTACCTCTGTTAACTATTCAGTCGTTTCCCCTTCGTCAGATTATGTTGTAGCCACTTGTTCTATCAAGTGGATTCCTAACTACGAAACAGAAGGCAAGGAAATAGAGTTCTCCGCTATTGGGGATGCCGCTCCTCATAACACTACAAATTTCGCAAGGAACTATTTAGGTCCTATAGCTGAAAACAGAGCTTTTGTAAGATGCGTTAGAAACTTCCTTAAGATTAACGTTGTCGCTTCGGATGAAATATGTATGGGCAGTCCAGCAGCTTCCGCATCATCAGAGTCTTTTGACCCTAGCGACCCTGTATCTCTTTTAAGTAAAGTTATGAACGCTAAATCTGTTACATTTGGAGCTTTGAAAAATAAGTTGATCAAAGAAGGGTTCGATGGAGCAGACTCTATTGAGTCTTTAAAAGATATTCCCGGGCCAAAGATTTTTGAACTCTTACAAAGACTTCAGAATAAGAAATGATTATGAAACTACTTGAGTGGAAGTCATTCGCAATTGGGGCGTTATTAACCACTACCATAGTGCTTGGAACAGGAGCCTCAAAAGAACCAACTGTTGATTTGTTGAAAAAGCTCGAAATTGTTCCTTGGGATGCAAATCAGCAATGGGAGTTTAAAACATCCAATACCAAAAATATTCCTAAGGGATGGGAACCCTTTGCTTACGATAGTAACGATAATTTTGACCCCCTTCTTTTACGTCGACGCATCAAATAATTTTATGATTTATTCCGCCAGAATAAAAAGCGAAGTAGAGGTTGAAGCTCCTTCCCTAAAAGAAGCTAAGACTGCTGTGATCAAAAAGTTCAAAGAACTTCTAGACAAGGATGAAGTCAAAATCCAAATCGAAGAAGAACTTGATAGTTACGATTAATTAATCTGCTATACGCTTAGTGTGTTAGGATAGGCCCCCGCTCCTACTTCTCCGAATACATCTTCGTTCCATAGTATCGCGGTCTTAGAAGCGCTTAGTTGAATCTTCTGGAACTCTAGCCTATGCAAAGCTTTACCACTAATTCTTGCTGGCTCTGCAAATGTCCTCTGGGTAGCATGTGGCTTACACTTGCTTAAAAACATAGTAGTGGCCGAAGCATCCATACTGGCAATATCTGTTCCATCAAATTGAAGGAATAAATCCATTCCGATTCCTGAAGCTCCATCTTCATTATATAGAGTCAACAAAAAGCTTTGACCAACATCCATATTTTGAATATTTATATAAATATCTCCACCGGCAGCACCATTCGAATCAACTCTCAAAGAGTACTGATTCATTGTTCTTGCGTTGAGGTTCAAGGCGTCACTAGAACTGTCATAAGCACTGCCATCAGCTGTTAATGAATTTTCATCACCCAAAACTATCCTAGCTCCATCAAGGATAAGTCCATAAGGAGATTCGTCTGACGGGGCGAACTTGAGTTCAGCGTCTCCTAGAACAGCATCGTCTTTCTCATATAAGACAGCTTGATTTGCTATCGACGTAAAGTTTATTCCTGCGCCAGATGTCCCTGAAGTTCCAGAGGAACCTGAAGAACCAGAAGTTCCTGAGGTTCCTGAAGTTCCGCTAGGACCTGTATTTCCTTGAGGGCCTGTATTACCTGTATTTCCTTGAGGCCCAGTCGCCCCTTGAGGTCCTGTAGCTCCTTGCGGGCCTGTAGCCCCAGTGGGTCCTACTGCTCCTGAAGTTCCTGAAGACCCTTGAGGGCCTTGAGCTCCTGTTGGGCCAGTCGGGCCGCTGCCTCCTCCGCCTCCAGAAGCCAAGTTTGTGTTAATCGTATATATAACCCCTTCTTCAACATTATAGGCAAGATATTTGTCGTTAGTTAAGATGGCGGACTCTCCCCGCATATCATGCACATGCAATTGACCCTCCGAAATATGAACACCACTTTCGAAGTCTAGAGTCATGGACTTGTTGCCAAAAGTTTTCGTTGGTGCTGAGCTGGAGTCCCCGAAAACAACTTGCCCGTTTTGAGAGTCTGATCCACTTGGCTCTAATTGGACATTCCTTCCGAAAACAAAATTCCTAGAGCCCGAAACATTATTTTCGTATCCAAATACCACATTGTAGTCTCCAGTAACAGTATTTTGATAGCCGCCTACTGTTGTACCATCTCCGTTATATAAAGAGTTTTGGTTTCCGTTGAGTATTGTTGAATAGGACGACTCTACTAAGGTGTTATCATATCCGCCTACGATAGAAGAGTAATCACTTCCGTCGCCAGACAATAAGTTGCTATACCCTCCACCAATAAAGCCATATAGAAAGCTGTTAGCGTCTTGGGCTTTAATTGTATTACTGTCCCCTCCTCCTATGAAGTTTCCAGCTCCAGATATTAAATGATTACCTCCACCTGCTATTGTATTGCTATCCCCTCCTCCTATTATGTTAGCATTTCCAGCTCCTATAAATGAGGTATCAGAGTCGGTTCTTATTTTATTAGCCGTTCCTGCTGTAATAGTACTTCTTAAGGCCCCGGGAAAAATTTCGTTGTTATCTCCCGCTCCAATAAATGACTTTCTTCCTTGTAATGTGTTATTTGCTCCACCGCCAATAAAGTTATAGTCTGCATCAGCGTGACTTACATCGTATGCGTGCCCTGATATTAAATTATTTTCCCCTGCTCCTATTGAAGAGAAATCACCGGATACTCTGTTGTGTTTTCCACCTAGAATACTATAATTGCTTCCCGCTCCTGTGTTTATGCATCCGGCTATCAGATTACCACTTACGAAAATGTCCCCGTCACAGCTGCTCCCAAGGAACCACCTGTCAAGATCGTACAGAGTAGTTTTTTGAGTAAACCCATTGTTTACTACCGCTACCAGATCGTCTGACGTATGAGTCGTTACTCGATCTAACTGAGATATTTTTTTGTTAGCCATTTACCTTTTCCTTTATAGTTACACTTAATATAGTGGATTTAAATTCGTTACTAATAGAGATTTATCTTGAGCATTTCCTCCTTCTCTCTGTAAAAATCCTCCATTTTGATCTCCTCCCGAGCTATTTCCTTCCATTAGAAAGAAGTCTTCTATTTTCTCTACATTCAATAATCCGCTTATAAATAATCCTTTAGATAAGTCATCTGGATCAATTTCTACTGCAAAATTAAAATCTCCTCGCTTAAATCCTCCTATAGAAGAAGTGAAGTTCGCCCCCAAGAATTTAGCTTTTTTAAATTCATATACAATATTATCTAAATCTTGATGAAGAGGTAATGTCCCTGCTTGATGTGGGTTAGCCATTCCTGTTACAACAGAGCCTTTCGAAGAAAAGTTAACGTCGCATGAATTTTTTACCTTAATCTGAAAATCATAGTTATCATTTCTCTTCATTGTGTCACACAGACTCCCAGTAGTAGAGTCTTTTACAATAGTTATAAAATTCAAATTAGCAAATACCGGAAAATTAACTCCCCTGTAAACAGGATGCTTGTAAGACAGTGAATCCATCATGTCCCTGTTTAAGTCTAAGTCTATCGTGAAGGATTGAATATGAGCGTCGTCAAAGTCGACACCCATTCCACTTATGTCATTAGGAACTTTCATGGTTAAGTCCCCTTGTCTAAACGCTGTCGGTCCTTCATCTGGAAATTCCAAAGGCGTCACCATTCTTGTACATATATCATCTGGCGCAGTGAGCTTGTATGCGAGTATACCATCCCCTAAAGTATACGGGCCAGTTGCGCTGGCTCCTTCAAAACCAGTAGGAACAGGAGTTGCTCCTCTGTTTAAATCTGAAACCCTCACCCCTATCTTACCCCCTCCGTGGACAATGGTAGTATCTGAGGGGAGATTGCCAGAGTTGTAGCCACTCAATGCGTGACCCATTCCTGAAATAATTGTTTTAGAATGGCCAGCAGACTGAGAGACATCTTTATATACCGAGTCAACATATCCAAATTCGCTTGCATTAGTGAACCTAACATCTATTCCAACATTATCTCCGCTTCCGCCGAAGTTGTTAAAGCGTGAGTCTCCTGAGTCGTAAGCAAAATAAGATCCCGAGTAATGAGATAACGTATAGTTTCCCGGAGGAAAATATAGAGGGTTTCCATTTTGAGTATTTTTGAAATATGTATATGCAGAGCTTGTAGCCTCTGGCCTTGCTATAAAACCATCAGCAGCAACGTCTACGAATGTTGACCCTGTCTTTAAGTTTAAAGCTGGTATGCATTTTCCACTTGCACCGCTATGGAATTCGACATTCTCAGCTACATAAGCAACGTTAGCCCTCATCACATCGCCAACTTGAGCGGTTACGCTATATCTAGATAAGTAGCAGTCCCCGAAAGATATTAAATTATGACTCGCGCTGTTGGGGTCAATCTGTTGTACGGTATCATCGACGTTAAAAATCTCTCTTAATGGTTTTTGGTGAGCATCTTGATCCCCGCTGTCTCCGTCTGTTATTATAGCGTATATATTTCTTCTATCTCTATATATGTACGGTGGCCAGAATCTGTCTGCTCCGGCCATAGCGCCACTGCCGCCAGCAGACGTTCCAACTTCAGGCCATACGTTCCCAACTCCAGTATAATCAACATAAGCTAAGCTTCTTGTATCAAAACCTGATAACAAACATACTTGATCATTTTTTTTATAAAAAGCTTTCCCGGTATGAGGGTATTCGAATTGACCGTAATTAACATGGAAGCCCAACCTAGCCTCGTTTCTTAGACCGTTGGGCAAATAACTAAAATTTAATTCTACTTGCGGGTAGTTTATATTAGGCCTAGCCAGCAGCCCTTTAATTCCTAATTGAGTTATATCAGTTCTATTAAAAGAAATAGAATATCCAAAATCTTGTACTCTAGTTATCTCTTTGAGTAGATTGTGATTTTTTATTAATTCAGAAGAGTCGTTGTTGAGCTCTCCAGTATAACTAATGAAATGATAACCTGTTTCTGGCGATGGACCTAAAAACAGAGATTGGCAATTATACCTAACAACATTCCTGACACTACTGTTGCTCATTTTTACTTAAGTAGAGTATGCTAGCTAAAAAGTAATCTACGCTATGTTCACAAGCTATAGAGTCGATCTCTTTAATTCTTTCCGGATTGGTATCTTTCGGATGTTCTATATAACTCTCTACTTTAGAGCTCCAGTTTTGCGGGTTTTCGTTCGCTACAATGATATTAGAGATTTCTTGAGCGACTTCTTTCTGCTTTCTGGACATTTTTCTCAACCCGTGTTTCTTCCTAAGCGCTCCTTCGACTTCTTTGAGAAGCTTTTCGGAGCTCGCCAAGTTTTCTTGAATTTTAGTTAAACTAAAAGTAGCACCTATTGGGCTGACCTTTTTGCTCTGCTGCGGGATTCCTGTTGTCCCGGGAGGCCTACCAACCATTCCAGAATTGTCAGGCTTTTTCTTCTTGGGGGCCTCTTCCGTCTCTTTATCTACCACCTCTTGGTTCTCTTCGTTTGGAGAATTTGAATGAGGTCCTCCCATTATAGGTTCGTAGAACCCTTTGTCTCTCAATTCTCTGTAGTCCTCTTGAGACTCCATAGATTCAGTTGGAGTCGGAAGCCTACCAGTACTTAACGCTTCTATTCCTTCTTCAGGTGTTAATATACCTAGTTCTATTAATCTGTTATATATCCTAGCGTAAGTTGAATCGTCTTTTAAGTCGATATCATGAAAGCTTGGATCAGGGTAACTCTTAAAACCTAAGGCTTGAGACACTCTTCTTATTTCTGGGATCAAAAAGTCATTTAAGAAGGCTTGCCTTGCTCCCTTTAACCTCTCTATGAAAACTTGAACTTTTATACTCGTATTGGCGAATTTTTCTGAGCCAACTAAAACATTATTAAGGCCCATCCGAATATCGTCTTCTACTACAGCATATTTTTTAGGATCAAGTATCCCTGCTATGTCAGGAATTACAAATTTAGCTTCAGTCGTATAGTCCGATATCAAAACTCTGCCTATAGACTCGTTATCAAACAAAGTCTGCATAGCCTCTAGGTTTCTCTGACTTATTCCTCCTTTATCTGGCGGAGCTCCCATTGTGACTAACAGGATAGCTTGTTGTATTGTCCTTGTTAGAGCCATATCCATTTTCTTTAATTCAGCTTTAAAATTTATATCTTCTAGAACTGGATAACCCATCGGAACAGAAAATGGTTCGTAATCTTGTTTTTTATAAAATACTGGAAATATTCTATCTGAATCTAAATTCAAATAAACAATATGATTACCTTTTTTATTAATAGCTTCTTTAGCTTCTGGGGAAAGAGAGTCGTATACCTGTTGATCTTCTTCTGTTCTTGGATTTTTTAATCTCTCTAATTCGTAGTCGGTTAATACTTTATAAAATTTGCCAGCAACAAAAGATATGTTTCCTCCGATTTGAATGTCCGCTGGATTTAAAATTACATATCTTGCAGGTATCTTAACGCTAGCTTTTGATTGCAGGCCATATACTTGAGTAATTTTAGATATATCTTCAGATTCTAAATCTGCATCATATCTATATATAAATACATTTCCTGACCTATAATATTCTCTAAAGAATTGATCTATTAAATTATCTATATTTATTTTTTTAAATAAAGCGGTAAAGAAAGATCTAGACTTTTTACTACCTCCGCTAAAATACAAAGAGCTAGTAGAAAACTCTGTCATCAAATCTACAGTATTTCTAAATACAGAAAAATTATAGTAAGCTTTCTGGCAAAGAATAACTGCATCTCTAACGTCAATATTAGACAGGTTCTTTACTCCTTTAGAATACTGATAAGGGACTAGCCCTTCCTCAATATTCACAAATCGATCAGATCTATCTATTACGGAAGATTTGTTTCTCCTTGTCTGAGTTTGCCTCGCCGTAGAAACTCTTAGAGGTTTAGCTTTGCCTCCATCGGTATAGGAGGCCATTAGCGGCTCCCCTAAAATTTGCTCGTTTTTATTTTTTGCTGCCATTTTGTATTACCTTTTAATCTGAAAATCCTTTAGGAGCGTTTAACCCTCCTATAGCGGTATAGATTATCATGCCCGGCTTGTTGCCGCTATATACACCTCTATGGACGGTAGAACCTTCTCCTAAAATTCTAGTCAACTGCTCAAACCCATATTCTAAGTTTTCCTGAGGCAGTTCGTCTAATACGTCCTGATTACCAATCACGACGCAAGACGCAATATCCCCAGAAGATGGATCTAGGTCAGCTAAAATAGTCTTTTTTAAGTTATCTCTAATCGCCTGACTAACATCTGTCGGCTGAGCCCATTTTCTGAGAGGGGTAGCTCCAAATGTGATAATACCAGAAGCAAATACGGTCTCTAAGTCAGCTTTATCAAATGAAGTATATACTGATTCCTGCGCTGATATCCTGTTAAACAAGTGGAACAGAGCGCAAACGCTATTATTGGATGTTCCCCAGAATTTTCTAACAGGAAGTTTAGGATATATCTGCTTAATCCTCTCGTTGTCCAATAACACTAATGGCGTTAAGGCTCCAAGGTCCTTTAGCTCTAGAACCTTTTGCATAGTTCTCTTAGTATTAGAAGCGACTCTGTTACCTTCGGCTTTGCTTGGCAAAGCTACAATCGCTCCAACCTTAGCAATGCTTCCCTCTCCCCTAGTTTCAACTCCTAAGCTTTCACATAGGTCATGAGCTATTTCTATAACGACACTACATCCTCCTGCTCCTGTTCCACCACCTGCTCCAGCACATACTAAAACTCTATCAAATTCGTCCCCGAACGTTCTCTTCAAGAAGTCTAAGATGTCTTCTCTATGAGCATTGAATATCTCTTCCGCTACTTCAGGTTTCTTTCCTGCTCCGTCTCCACCGACCAAAAGCTTGTTTTCTGTTGGCATATCGATAGGGTCTAAATCTTGTTTTGCGGTGTTGATTATAGCTACTCTCCTATAGCCAAGACTCCAAAAGGTTTGTGCGATTCTGGAGCCTCCTTGCCCTACTCCAACAACAGCAAATTTATAAGCTCCCTCAAACTCATCCTCTATAGTATTAGAATCTGGCTCCTCATCCGGAATAGGAATATCCGGGACATCTACAGCGTATTCATCTACAAAGCTGTCTTGAGAAGCTTCAGTTGGTTCAATAACTGGCTCTTCTACTGAATTTGATTCAGGAGCTGCTGGTGTTGGCTCTGGGGCAGGCGCTGCAGGGGCAGCGGGGGCTTCTCCGGGGGTGGGAACATCCCCGACATCTACAGGCTGTACATTTTCGTCTGACATTTTTTTAAGTTCTTTAAGTTTTGCTTTTTTAAGGTCTTTTTGCGCTTGTTGAAATGTTCTTAAAGAGAAGTTGCTTGCTTCTTTTATTAATTTATTTCTCGAAACGTATTGATTATAGTCTGTATTTGGCACTATATCTAAAATTATTCTAGAATATATACACTTTATTGTAGCATTATTGGAGAAAAAGTTTGAGTTACTTTTTCCTCCTTTGCATTTGTCATGTCGAAGTAGCACTTGGCGGCCCATGCGCCTAACATTAAAGTAGTATAATTATCTTTTCTGGCTTTGTTAGCGGAGGTAGACCTTTTTAAATGTTGAGGTAGATCGAAACTCTGGTTTCCCATAGCGGTACTCTTAACTTCTATTAAAGCACATTGCTTCTTTGTCCCGTATATTAACGAATCTTGAAACTCTATTAAGTCTAAAACAGATTCGTGCTTGGTTAACTTTATATTGATTTTAGCAGAAACTGCTTTATTAAACGCTGCCTCGTTAGCAGTTGTTCTCGAAGCAAACCAAATTTTTTTGTGGTCTATGCAAGATTGTAAATATTCATTTGCATTTCTTAGAAACGGACTAGTAAAGAGTTGCCTATAAAATATCTTCCCCGAGGATACATTAACTTCATTTTTTATTTTTCTTAATTGAGTTAGATACTCTACGCCTTCTTTCTCAGAGTTAAATTCGAAAAAACTAAGAGGGTTATCTTGGAAGTGTTTTGATTCATTTGCACTGTCGATAAATTGAGACCCAGCGTTGTCTATAGTAGCAAACACGATATTGAAGGACTTTAAAAGATAACTTAAGTATTCTATATGATCTTTCAAATCCCCTCCTGCGACAGCATATCCATGAACTAATACAGACTGCTCTTTCTCTTCGTTTAGTTCCATCACAGACATTGCAAAATAATCTGAGCTAGGACTGTTACTGAAGCTGGGGTCAATAGCTAAAATATATTTTTTATCTGGATTACCAGCTATTAAAGTGGTCGGAGACTCTCCGTCAGGAATAGTACATTCATGCATCTTTTTTGCGCTGAAATAACTATCGCTTCCATCTGTAAACTGAGCGCAATACTCCCTTTGGAAAGACGAATGAGAAGAGCCTCCATTGGCGGCTTCTTCTATAACAGTTCTGTCGATCATGTCTTCTGGCAGAGCTTCATAACTTAATTGAGACACGAAGTATTGAATGTCTGTTTCTGATTTTTGATCTTGAATATTAGATAACCATTCTTGATAAGTTTTATATAAATTTTCGAATGTGAAGCTAGCGGAAGAGAGAGCTACCATTTTTGTAGTATTTTCAAATTCCATTCTGTCTTTTTCCTCCATTACTCCTTGCTTAATCAGTTTATCTTCCATCTCTCTGACTTTAAGCCTCTCCGCCATATTTTGAGGGGCTACTAAGAATGGCATAAGAACCGTCTTAATAGTTTCTTCGGGGAGTAGCAAGAACTCGTCTAACACCAAAATGTTTGCTCGAAAACCACGTATCTTTTCTCCGCTTAATGGTATCGCTGTTATAGTGCCTCCATTTATTCTCCACTCAAACTGATCATTTCTTTTTGACTTATTTTTTATTTCAAAAGCTTGAGCGAGAAGTTGACCGTCTTTGCTTTCAACTATTTTTTCTATATTATTAAATATGAATCTGGCTGTTCTGAATGTAGGTCCTGCTATAATAATTTTTGTATTTGGTTCGAATATACATTGCACAATGCAGAAGATGGCTCCTATAAAAGACTTGCCACATCCACGCCCCCAGACGCACATAGAAAAGTTGCGATTTAGCATTCCCCTCAAAGTTACTTCTTGAAATGGAGCCAGCTTTATTCCGCATAAAAGCTCTACCGTAAAAGATAGATTGTTTCTAAGAAATTTCGCTAAGCTTATTTTAGCCTGCTTGTCCTCTAACTCCCCTTGGATCTCCAATAAACTTTCGTTTACTTTGTCGACATTCTTTTTATATTTATCGGGACAATACCACATATTAATCTAAATAAGCTATAAGGAGTACAAAAAGAATCACTACGGCAACTTCGAACTTCGATAGACAAATGTAATCATCATCTTTCATAGAATTTTTAAGTCATAAGCTAATTGAAGATCATATTTTTTATGCTCGTCTCCATTAAAAAATATTTTTTCGATTACTCTGACCGATTCCTCCCTACCGTTTACAAATAAAAACTGAACATTAGGATACTTTTGAATTAAAGTTCTAACATTAGAGAATATAAATTCTGGAGTAGCTTTAATTTTTTTACTGACGTATGGAAGTTTTCTAAATGCTATACATTCGTTTAAGCTCCTCTCTACTAAAACTATTAGGCTGCTTTGACTTTCTTCAGCTCGTTTTATTTCTTTTTCAAACCTTTCGAACCCTCCGCTTAGAGTTCCAATAAAGTCTTTTATAGATTTTCTTTCTATATAACAGTTTGCTGTATGAGAATTATCAAAAAAACAATAGTCTCCAAAAGGTAAAGTCTTTACCCTAATAGAACAGTTTTTAAATTTTAGAGGAAGCTGCTCCCTTGTGTCTAAGTATACAATTGGTTCATTAAATTCTTTAGATTTTTTAAAAGCATCTCCAGAGATTTTTATATATTTTGTTTTTAAATTTAACTCGTCTTTACAATGCTTATAGTAATCGCCATATAAAACCTCACAATATTGAACAGGTGGACTCATGATAGTCCTTAGCTCAACTTGAGTAGGAGCGTACTCTATTTTCTTTTTTTCTTTTCTGTCTAAAAGTATTTGATCACAATATTTTTTAGCTTTATCCGTTGGTTGACTCTTAAGCCAGTGTTTAAGATGTATTCTAGAATTGAAATCGGAAGAGAAGTATTGAGCTTTATTTTTAAATTTAATTATATCTCCTGTGTGCAAATCGTATCTAGGAAAATGAGTTTGATAATACTCGACCATTCTTATAGAATGAGCTCTTAGATGCCTATGCAAGCCAGAGTCATCATCAAATTCTTTTTCACAGATTTTACACTTAACCATCTATAGCCTCTTCTTCGCTTAATCCCATGATCCTAGCTTTGATTTCGTCCATGTCGGTAAGTCTGTCAACTTCTTCTTTGATAGCTTTTTTCCTCATCTCCGCTAAGTGAATCATCTTCTTTCTATTCTCTTCGTCTTTCCACATTTCCACTAAATTTAAAATAGAAGCATGCTCTTTTATTTGTTTACTTAACCTAGCACTTCTTTTTTCTTTTAAATCATTAAGGAGTTTTTGTTGTCGGTTAACACATTGATTATATTCAGCTGTACATGTGCTAATCGATTCGACAAGACTCATAGAGATTCTTCTCCCCTCGGTATCGGTAGCGGACTCATCCAGATGTTCCTGTAGGGTATTAATTCTATTTTGAATGTTTGATGCTATTACGACTTCTGTGGACAGGACTATATACTGGTCAACTTCCTCTTGAGTTAAGTCGGCCTTATCCCATGTATATCTAACAAAACTACTTTCAAAAAGCTCTCTTTCTGTTACAGTTTCGTAGTTATTAATTTGATGAGTGAATCTGAAAGTATGCATATACTCTATTAGGCTATTTATAGATTTTTTTTGAGCAAGAGAGATTTTCTCCTTATCCACTCCATTCATAACATACTTATTGATTCTTGCTATAGCGGTATCGAATCTTTTTGGAGGTTTAAAATCTCTTGGAGCTATTTCTTCTTCCGAGTATACTTCAGATGTCTCTAATGTGTTAGCGTATTCCTGTATCTTTCTGGATTCTAAACTTAGATGAGTTAAGCTAGGGTTATTAAATAAAACTTTAGCCATGTCCGCAGCTTTCATCATCTGAGCATTATTTTTAATAAACTCTTTTTGTTCTTCTGAGATGACTAACTCTCTTTCTGGATCTCTAGACGTTCTGGCCTTAAGTTTCCTAGAGTTAAGGAAAGCTCTAACCGCTCTACCCTCTTTAGTTCTTCCATCTGCATTTTCGATATTCGGGAAAGCTGATTTTATTAAGTCCGATAATGAGGGAGGCGGCTGATTTTCTTTCGCCGCGTCATTCCAACTTTTTAATATGCTTTGCTGTTGAGCTTGACTGAGTACTAGTTCTTCCATATTTATTTATAGATCAACACCTTCGTTTAACATCTTTTTGGATTTCTCAACAATTTTTTTGACTATGTTATTTATTTGTTTGTATCCGGGAGTCCTGTTTTTTTCATTAGTTTTGAAATTCATTTTCTTAGCTAAATCTTCTTCGGACTCTAAATCTATATAAAGATGTTTATAGACTTCCCATTCCATAGGTTTTAAAACTTTTTTTAAAGCTTCGTTAAAATTTTCTATCGAATGAGTTATTTCTTGTTCATAGAATTTACTATGTACTTCTGATTGGTGGTTCTCTATTGAAACTGGTAATTTTGTATCATGGGCATTTTTTTTACCTTTAACCCAATTTATATATATTGGACATGGGGGTCCTTGCTTCTCGTATATTGCGCATAAGTCATAAGATTGAGCCGCTGCGCATTTCAAACATGGTCTACAATAATTCCCATAGTTATTGCGTATTAGATTTTTAATTTGATTGGAAATTATTCTATTTAACCAAGGACCAAGAGGTTTTTGGGAGTCGTACATCTCCCATTTTTTATAAATATGTAGCCTCAATATTTGAGCTACGTCATCATAGTCCATCCAAGATAGTACAGAGAGCTTCCATTTACTTTTCCTTTTTTGGATTTCCCTGTCAATTTCCTCTATCTTATCTTCGAACTTGGGCTGTTCTTTTGCCTTAGGCATTTAGATAGATTCAGACTCTCTCGATTGGCCAGCTTCCCTTTTAAAATCTTCTAGGACCTGCTTTTTAGAAACTCTCTTACGAGTGTAAGCTTTAGGCCTGTCAACTATTGGGGTACTTGGATCAGATGTTCCTGCTATTTGTTCGAATGTTATTTTTCTTGCGCTAGAACGTTCCACTTCATAAGCTAACCCTTCCATCCCTTCGAAATCACTTCCGGAATCTTCCGTGGACAACTCATATTCTAATTTAGGCTTGTCAACCGTGGTTTTCGCCGGAGTAGCAATATTTGTTGCAGCAGCTTTACTCACCCTCGCTAAGTCACCAGAGAACGAGTCCCCACAGAAGGAACAGAACTTTGGCTTTTGGGACGTGTAGCTTGTACCGTGTCCACATTTTTGACAATAAGCTTTCATGTTTCTTAATATATTTTATCCAGTTACACTTACTATTTCTAATAAATGTTACGTAACTCGCTTATTGAATTACACTTAAAATCCTTCTTATGATATAGAAGCCATCTCAGAAAATCTTTCGCTTAGATATTTTACTAATTCTGATCTAACTACATCTTCGTGGCCAAACTTAAAAGTATTGATTCCCATTTCTTTAGATTTTTCATCATTTAGTAAGTCGTATATTTTCTTAAATCCTCCTCTATTACCATTTTTAAGATCAGTTTGAGTAGGGTCAGCTAAAAGAAATATTTTAGAAAATTGACCCATTCTAGTTAAAACAGTAATTATTTCCTTTAATGAAGAGTTTTGGCATTCGTCAAATATAATACATTTAGCATTCCAACTCATACCTCTAGCGAAATTAACAGGATGACAAGATATTCTTTTATCTTTTTGTAGGTTTTTCAGGGAAGTGGGAGATATTAACTCGTCCAGCTTGTCCATGAATGGCAAGTTATAATATTGAAGTTTCTCTTCTGCGTCTCCCGGTAAGAATCCTAGCCTAGCTTCAGAACTCTCCACAGCAGAACGCATATATATTATATCAGAAACTTTTTGTTGATTAAGCAGATGGAGAGCGCAATAAGTCGCCAAAAGAGTCTTTGATGTTCCCGCAGGACCATCAGTTAGAAGAACTTGAGTCTCTTTATTTAGAGCTAATTCAATAAACTGCTTTTGTTTTTCAGTCCACTTTAGATTTTCTATCTGGAATTTATCCTTAGGTTTAATAGTCTCTCTCTGGTGAATTTTAACCTTTGACGCTTTACCGTCAAATTCCAGATCCTCAAAGCAAAAAGTTACTTTAGGCATTAAATATATATACACTCTTTTTAAACAGTGTAATTATTTGAGAAATTAAAATGGAAAATGAAGCATTTAAAGAAGCTGCAGAACATATCATCGGCACTTATGGCTGGTTTGTTCTAGCTGGGTTTCTAACTTTCTTCCTGAAAGACGGGATACAAAAGGCGGCAGAAGGCTTTATGGTCTTCATGGGTAAGGACTTCCAGAATGACGACATTTTGTACATTTCCGGCAGACAGGCGCGTATAGTCCGGGTTGGCTGTTTCAAGACTATTTTCTACATGACGGATCGCGGAACTAAGATGGTTGTGCCCAATGACAGGCTAAAAATGCTTGTTGTCGAGAAATCTTTGCCTAAAAACGGCGGATTTGCATATCTTTACAAAGCGGGAGAACCGGGATACGAAAAACAAAACCAATTAATTAAAAAAATGAGCGAAGTTCCCGATCTATCAGAAAAAGAATCATGTACGAATACAAAGCCAAAGTCACCAAAGTCGTAGATGGAGACACGGTCGATGCCCTAATTGATTGTGGTTTCTCTGTTTTTACTCACCAAAGAATCAGGTTATTAGGCATTAATGCGCCAGAAAGCCGCACTAGAGACAAAAAAGAAAAAAAGAGGGGTCTCGCAGCCAAAGCTCGATTAAAAGAGCTTATACGCGAAGGTAGAGGGCGATTCCTAGTTAGAACCTTTATGGACAAGAGAGGTAAATACGGAAGACTCCTAGGGGTACTCTATAATCCTGAAGTGAGCGAACTCTCTTTCAATGACATGCTTGTGTCAGAAGGGCATGCTACAGCTTATGATGGTGGGTCTAGGTAACTGCTTTCTTACATTTATCGCAAACTAGTTTTGCTATCTTATTTATTACGATCCAATTTAATTTCGTTTCTGGGAAGTCTTTTTTACATTTAGAGCATTTACTCATCTTTTCTCTTAATGTATCCATGAGGCTGGCCATAGTCAGATGGATAATTGGTTTTAAAACTAGCGCCATACATTTTTTCTAGCTTTAATTCTAATTTATCAAATCTATCATGTATAATATCTATAGCATGTGTTAAATCATTTTTAGTCACGTAATTTTTTGGTAAGTCGATTGCCATGTTGGTTAACCTTTGAGTCATCTCGTCGTGTTTTTTCCATAAGTCATCTATGCTTTGATATGCTCTTTTCAAAATAAAGCCTACCATAAAGCCTCCCGCAGCTAATATCCCCTCTATGATGTAATGAACTGAATTATCCAT